TGCCGCTTTTAATCAGAGAGTCTTCTATCTCTCTAACTCTAATTCTTTCAGCCATGTCTTGCGGCGCGACCAAGAATGGCATAAGAACCGTTTTAATAGTTTCTTCTGGTAATAATAGATACTCGTCAAGCACAAGAATGTTAGCGCGAAAACCACGAATCTTTTCACCGCTTAGAGGTATCGCTGTAATGCTTCCACCGTTTATTCTCCACTCAAATTGGTCGTTGCGTTTAGACTTAGCTCCGAAAGCTTGAGCCAACAACTCGGCCCCTTTACTTTCAACTATTTTTTCCAAGTTCTGGAATATGAATCTAGCAGTACGAAACGTTGGGCCAGCTATGAGAATTTTAGTGTTAGGCTCGAATATACATTGAAGGAAACAATAAATAGATGCGATGAAAGTCTTACCGCATCCGCGTCCCCAGACACACATATTAAAGTTTCTATTAAAAAAACCTTTAAGAGTAACTTCTTGAAAAGGAGCTAACTTTATTCCTGAGATAAGCTCTACCGTAAACCCTAAATTAGCCCGAAGAAACTTAGCTAAAGATATCTTCGCAGCTTTAGACTCTAACTCTCCTTTTAACTCTAATAACTCTAAGTTAGTGTCTTTGACATTTTGTTGATATTTTTCTGGAGCGTACCACATGTTAATCTAAATATGCAATAAGGATAATAAGCAGGATGATTAATAAAGCCTGCTCGTAGGTTAATACTATATGACCTCTCATAACAATTTCAAGTCGTAAGCATACTGTAAATCAATTTCCTTATACTTACAGTCGCTAAAAAATATTCTTTTCATAACTCTAACTGATTCTATCCTATCTTTCACGAACAAGAATTGCACGTTCGGGTACTCTTGGATAATTGTACGAATATTATGAAATATATGTTGAGGGTTTGTCCTTACGTTTTTCTTGTAAGTTCTTTTTAACTTATGGAACATCAAGCTTGCGTTGTAGTCATTTTCTACGAGGACAATTAAATTCGCATCTTCGGATTCAGCCCTTTCTATTTCATTACAAAATCTTTCATAACCGCCGCTCAGAGTACCTATTAAGTCTTGTATTGATTTTCTTTCTATATAACAGTTACATGTTAGGTCTTTATCGCTTAAAGCATAGTCGCCGTATTTCAGCCCCTTGACTTCTGTATGTATCCCTATAATATCTAGAGGTTGCTGCTCTCTAGTGTCTATATAAATTTTTTCATGTTTATATTTGTCAGGATTATAAGTAAGCGGCTCTGTTATGGTTTTGTATTTAGTAGCTAAACCGACCTCTTTGCATATTTCGTTGTAGTCTCCAAATACTTTTTGGTAATAAGCTACAGATGGACTCATCAGAGACCTGAGCTCGACTTGACAAGGGGCAAACTCCAAATCTTTTTTCTCTTTCCTGCCGATGAGAAAGTTTTTAAAATACTCTTTCGCTACTGGCGGCTCTACATGAGACATCCATTTTTTTAAGTTATTCTTATTGTTAAAGTCGGTCGCAAAATAACTTTCTTTATTAACAAACTTTATTAGCTCGTTATCATACTTATCCCTTCTTGGAAAATGTTTATAATAATAATCTTTTATCTTTAACTTATGGCTTTTTAGATGAGCATGTAAGCTCCTGTCTGATGGAAAAGTTTTGCCGCATTCTTTACACTCAACCATTAAGAACCTCCTCTTCTGTCAACCCCATAATCCTACATTTAATCTCGTCCATAGTAGAAAGTCTTTCGACTTCTTCCTCCAAAGCTTTCTTTCTGATTTCGGCAAGCTTAATCATTTTATGACGAGATTCTTCATCTTTCCACATCTCTACTAGATTTAAAATAGAAGCGTTTTCTTTGATTTGCTTGCTAAGCCTCTGGCTCCTTTTCTCTTTTAGTTCGTTAAGAAGTTTCGTTTGCCTATTAACGCATTGATTATATTCTGTTTGCGCTGTGTTAATAGACTCTACTAAACTCATCGCCATTCTCTTGCCTTCAGTTTCTTCGGCCGCTTGGTCTAGAAGCTCTTGAAGTCTTTCTACCCTAACTTGAATATTTGAAGCTATCACTACCTCTGCAGACAGAACAATATACTGATCAACTTCCTCCTGTGTCAAGTCTGGTTTATCGTGAGTATATCGAACAAAGCTACTCTCGAAAAGTTCTCTGTTGTCTTGAGATGCATAGTTTGATATTTGATGTAGAAATCTATAAGTATGCATATACGCTATAAGCTTTGCGATATTTTTTTTGTCAGAAGCTTTGATATTATTTTTATCAATACCTTCATGAACATATTTGTTTATTCTTGATATAGCTTTCGTTTCACTTTTTGGAGGTAGGTAATCACTAGGAGAAACTTCTTTAACTACTTCAGATAAAACGACTTTGTCATCTATTGATTTTACAAATGCGCTACACGCTCTAAACCTCATCTCAGAAGGATTTACCTTTTCTCCATATAAAGTTTCACACATATCGGTGATCTTCATGGTCGAGCAGTTGTTGTATAAAAAATCTCTTTCTTCTTGATTTAATTCATAAGCTTCTTTCCTGTCTGAAGTAGCGACAGTCTTTTTGCCTCTGGAAGCTAAATAACTTTTTATAGCCTTGCCGTAAACGCTTCTTCCATCTCTGTACTTTTCATCTATATTTGGAAATATTAAAGCTACCAATTCTTTAATAGCCGTAACCCCTTTATCGTCATAAAAATCATCAATTTGACCTTCTTGTTCTTTAGTGAGGATGATCTCTTCTTTCTTCTTCATATGTTTATATTGTCGGAAACAATTTCTTTAGCTTTCTCTATAATAGATTTTTTAATATTTTTAATCTGTTTATAGCCGGGGCTCCTATTCTTTTCTGAAGTTTTATATCCTAATATTTTGGCAACTTCTTGCTCTGTTTTATTTTTTAAGTAAAGATTTTCGTAAACAATCCACTCGTTTACTTTTAATTTTTTCTTAAGCTGCTTATTAAGTCTTTTTAAAATTGTGTCAAAATCAAATTCTTGCAGTTCCATATTTTCTGTTTCATGCTCTACGGATTCCAAGGGGCTAGGGAGCTTTGTTAAATAAGCGGCTTTTTTAGTTTTCTCCCACTGAGCGAATAATGGACAAGAAGAATTTTGAGTACCGTAGATATAGCATAAAGATTCTGATTCGGCCGCTGCGCACTTCAAACAAGGTCTGCAATAATTACCGTAATTGTTTCTTATTAGGTTTTTAATCTGATTTGAAATCAGAGTATTTATCCAAGGGGCTAACGACTTAGACTGATCATAAAGATGCCACTTTTTAAAAATATGAACTCTAATTATTTGAGACACGTCATCGAAATCCATCCAAGACAAAGCGGTTAAGTTCCATCTGCCTCTTCTTTTATTTATTTCGACGTCTATCTGCTCAATACAGTCCTCAAATTTTAATTTTTTCTTTCTTGGCATCCTAGGACTTCTTTATGCTTCCAGCATCATTTAAGAAGTCCTGTTCTATATTTCTTTTTGTGTAGCTAGAATCTCTCTCCCTAGATTCTTCAAAGCCTTGTTCGCTTGAACTGCCTACTATATCTCCAAGTCTATGCACGTTAGAAGCGTAAGTTTTTAGATCAAATTGAAGCGAATCGATCTCTACTTCAAAATCTTCTTCTTCTGTCGAAGCCACGGCTGGCTCATTTTTAGTGACTTTTTTTTGCGAAGAAGCAGAAGAATTAAGATAAGGCGTTCCACACTCTCCGCAAAATTTAGGTTTTTGCATAGAATATGAAGCTCCTGCCCCACAATTACTACAATATATCTTCATGAGATTATTTACACTATATATTTTATAAGTTTTTTGCAAATATACAAAAAAAAGTGTAAGCTTTAGTATGGAAAATATAAAGTTTTCCAACTGCGAAGGTGTGGAATATGAAATTAAGTGGAGAAAACCTCATCGTAGCTATAACGCTGACGGCCTCTGCTGTAACCCACAAGTAAAAGATCCAAAGATACTAATAGACCCAACTCTTAGAGAAAACAGGACTCTTAGTGTTTTGATAGAAGAAGTTACTCACGCCTTCTTTTGGGACATCCCAGAAAAAGACGTAAGGAAGTTCGCTCCTAGATTGGCTAAGATTATTAAAAAAGCAGGTTGGGCTAAAGAGGGATCTGATTAACTTTTGTTACTATAAACTTCGTAAGTTCGGATCTGACAATATCACTTTCGTCGAATTCGAAAGTATGAATACCCATAGATCTACTCTCATCGTCATCAAAAGCATCGTAAAGCCTCTCAAAACCCCCTCTGTTGCCGTTTTTTAAATCAGTCTGCATTGGATCAGCCATAATAAAACAACGTGAGTATTTGCCTATTCTCGTAAGAACCGTGACTATCTCTCTAAAAGAGCTATTTTGGGCTTCGTCAAGAAGTATAGCTTTTCCATTCCAACTCATTCCTCTTGCGAAATTAACTGGATGAATAGAAACTCTTTTCTCTTTTTGAAGTTTTTTAACGGTTTCCTCATTCAACAATTCGTCCAACTTGTCCATAAATGGCAGGTTATAGTAATGAAGCTTCTCATCTGCATCTCCGGGAAGAAAACCTAAGCGAGAATCTGAGCTTTCTACAGCAGAACGCATGTAAATAACATCTGATACTTTAGAATTATTTAATAATTGAAGCGCAGAATAAACCGCGGTTAAAGTCTTGGAGCTTCCGGCTGGACCCTTACATAATATTAACCTAGTGTTTTTATCAAGAGATAGTTCTATAAATCGTTTTTGTTTTTCTGTCCAAGGTAATTCGTCTATATAAAAATTGTCTTTTGGCTTAATTGGTTCCCTTTGATGAATTTTCACCTTACCGTCCGTCACCTCAAGAGACTCGAAGTCTCCTGCTCGTTTAACTTTTGACATCAATTATATTTTACACTTGTTTTCGTGTAATTACTATAAAAGTTATGAACGGGATTACCAACATTCAACCTTCGGACGTCGTTAACGTTATAGGAGAAGGTATTTCAAAAGAGCAAGCAGAAACATTCGCTCAGCAAATGGTGGGTGATTACGGCTGGCTACTTCTCGTTGCGATAATAACAATTATGGCAAAAGACATGATTATGAATTTCGTTCAAGGCGTTCTCGTATTTATGGGGAATGATTTTAATAACGATGACATTATTTATATTTCTGGACGACAAGCGCGTATAGTTCGCGTCGGAATTCGTAATACGGTTTTTTACATGACAGATCGCAAAACTAAGATGTTGGTGCCCAACGAACAGTTAAAACAACTTACGATTGAAAAAACTCTTCCTAAGAATGGCGGAGAGCCATATTTGCCTAAAGCTAGCGATCCGGGATTTGTAGGCTGGGAAGAAGTACCTCTACCGCAGTCACCTATGAAAGTAGAAGTTGTTGAGAAAGAAAATAACAAAAGAACTACAAGGAAATAATTTAAATGAGCCAAGGAACTAATCCAACTTATAACGGCGAGGGGAAAACTACTCTTCTTAACATGATTCACTCGGCGCCGAACAAAGCCGAATTGACAGGGTACAGGCCGCATATTTCAGATGTTTTAACTTCTGGAAATGTTTTAGATGATTCGTACTTGAGAAATTATTTAGGAAGAGAGTATTATAGAGCTTTGCACAATGCTGGACTAGATGATCAGATTTTAGATTCTGTCGATGGTTCTTTTCGACCTACAACCCTGTCTGGTCTTTACTCAGATTAACATTCCACTCTTTAGGAATAGTATAGTCAGGGGTATTTTCTTCTAGAAGAGCCTCGCGCCATTCTGCTTTGGAGTACTCGGAAAGTAGAATATGATTACCTGTATTTGTATCTTCCGATGGAGTCCACCTTTTCGCTAGCTGATACATTTGAGCTTCCTCATAAGCGAGCATATGTGTTAAGCTGGCAAACTTTTTTAATAGACTTTTTTTAGGAGGTGGGTTTATACCTCTTTCTATTTTGCGCCACATAGTTTTTCCTACTCCTATTATTTTAGCAAACTTATCAAGGTTTTTAAAATACTTGAGTCTATACTCTTTTACGTATTGGTTGAACTTCATTTTTTTCTATTTTTCCATCTCTCCTTGCAAGCAGCAATTTCTGGTCCCCAGCTTTTTCTATCAAAATCTAAATTTTCTCTTTTCGCGGCTATAAACCAAGCCATCTTTTTCCCATCTGGAGTATCCCAAACACCGGGATATTCATTTTTAGTATAACCTCTTTTTACAAGCTCTTCACTTACTTGGCCTCTTGTCATTAATTTTGATTCTTTCATGTTGTCTAGTTGTATAAATATGGTGAAGCTCGTCATAGGCTTCGTCGTAGTTCCAGCGCGGGCATTTAAAAGACATAGTTCTATGCTTAGGATAGTCTTCCTGCCAAACCCAAGTACCGCTGCAGCCAGTAGAAAGAAAAAGAAGAATGAAGCATAAAATCAATCCACCTATAGGAATACGGAAAGTCCACCTTTCTAAAAATTTTATTTCTTTGTCAAGATTCATGCTGTTACATAATATATTAAAAACGCTATAAGCATAGCTATAATTGCTTTTGCGATGTCTGCTAATAGTCTCATTCAATTTCTTTCTTTGTATTCTGTCTTTCCTTCTTCCAGAATTTTCTCCGCCAATATTTACGCAAATGCTTTCGCCATTGAGGGGACTTAGTTAGCTTGCTTTGTTTGGCCATTGTTCTCTTTTTTCTTGTACGGTTAGTTTTTCTTGTTTGTTGCCAAAAGCGCTATGTCTTGGATTGCAGCAGCATTGACATCGTGGTTTGTTGTCTCTTGTTTTTTCCACTTTGCCTGTTTTGTAATTTATATGTTTTCTTACCGTCCTACTCATTATCTTTATTTAAATTCTGCTTTTTTCGTACCTCTCCAATCTGGAAATTCAGTTCTGCCAAAATTAGGGCCGTAGGCAGTCCACATATGAACTGTCGAGCCATGTTTTACTATAACTGGACCCCAGTCGTCAAACTTTAATCCCGGAATGTCCATTTGATTAACATATTGGTGAACTCCGTTAGATATTAGTATGTGGTCATTATCTCCAGCATCCATGCATCGTTGAGCCATATTTATGCCTGAACCAGAAACATTTGGATTATCATTTATATCTTTTACAGGAACAACTGGACCAGAGTATACTCCGTTACGTAATCCTATCTGTGGGTGCTTATAAGTCTTTTTTCCGACGTCCACCGCACACTTGAACGCAGCATGGACAGAATTGAAGAATACGAGCGCCATACCGTCCCCTGTGGGCAATATTATTAACTTGCCCTGTCTGTTTGCCTGCTGGAACCCTTCAGTGCCTTTAACGTAAGATATGAGCTCATCTGTGACTCTTTTCTGTTCGGCTGTGCTCTTATTTGAGTACCCGACAATATCCATGAAATATGTATGAGCTTCACAAGGACTATCATAAACTAAAGACTCGCCTTTTAGTTTGAAAGGGTCTTCCCCCCACTTCCATTTAATAACTCGCTGTCTTTTCTTTTTTTCTTCTTCTTGTTGGATTTTCTTTCTAACTTCGGCGGCCTTATCCTCTTTTTGTTTCATCTGCGCGGCTGCCGCCTCTAGTCTCTTTATTTTATCAGATTTAGACTCGAACAATTTACCTAGTAATCCTTCTGGCTGCTTAGGGGTGTCTTCATATTCATAACCTTTAAATTCTGGTTCACTATTTCCGCCAACTTGAACTTGGTCTGTAGATTTCTTATATTTTACTTGTCCTCTGGAGCTATGCTTCATCGCGCCTTTTGAAACTAGATACTTTAATATTTCTTCGTTTTCATTATCATTAGCTATTTCCCAAGGATTAAGTTGGTCTAGCTCTGGTTCAAATGTTGAACCATTTACGTTAGCTTTGTTTTCTACCAGTAATTTAACTATATCAAAGTTACCTATTTCAACTGCGTAATGTATAGCCATCCAGCCGCGATTGTCTCTTTCATTTATTTTTATAGAGTCATCTTCAAGAAAACACTCTATTTCATCAATATCTTGCATTTGAACCGCTTGATGTAAGCTTAAATCTTCTGTGCAAAACTTTCCGCCTTTAGCTATTAGGTTATTTAATATCTTAGTTCGATGTGGCCCTTCTGCAACATCCATAGGATGGACTATAGGAATTTTGTTTTCCTTATCTTCTTCTAAAGCTAGATTCCAATCATTCTGCTTTTTGCCTTGCGGCGGGCTGCTTTTTATATTTGGGCTAATTCCTGCGTCCAGTATCACTTGGACTATTTTAGCTTTGCTATAATGAGAAGCATAATGAAGCGGACTCCAACCTTTCTCTTCGTCTAGGACAAGGAGCAGTTTTTTATTCGCCAGAGCTTTTTTTATACCTTTTAAATTCCCAGCGCACGCAAAAGTATGTAGTTCTCCCATATTACTAATTACACATTACCAAAACCAAACCATATAGACATCCTCACAATCTTCTGGTATAATATCGTAATTCTTACGTTTCATACTATTATTTACACATTGCTAGACTTAGCAAACCTCCGTTGCTT